ACTCATACCCTTCATATCATCTTCTTGTAACTTTTTTGAGTCGTCCTTACCCTCATAACCTAGTTCATCTCTCCAATCTGAAAACTCTTCTTTCTTCACACAGTTAGGATATCTCTTACCAAACATGGTTTTCATACCTTTTTTCTCATAACCTTTCCAACACTTCTCATCTAATTCAACTTCTTCTGCCTTGTATCCTTTGTAATGCATTCTTGTTCCAGATTCATCTGTATATGTCTCTCTTTCCATGTTACCACCCATCTTACCTGCTTTTCTTAGACGGTTTCTCTCTGCTGCTCTTCTTGCAGCTGCCTTTCTCGCTTTTTCATATCCAGTCATTGCCTCTGTTACTTCAACTGATTCTGACTTATTACCCCAGTTAGCAGCACCTACTTTACGACACTTAACTAATGCACCTGATGCATATGCACTTGGCCAGACAGAGTATCTTGATTTTACTTTATGATAGCAAGCATCTTTTGTACCACTACCCTTACCTTTCTTATCTTTTGCTTCTCCTAAAACTATCTCATCTCCGACTTCTACATTATTCTCTGTAAACCAACCACGATTTGCTTCGATTGCAAATAATACTTCACCGTCTGAATATACTGGTAAACTACTATATGGTTTTAACTCTTTAATACTTTCGATAGTTCCATTTTCTTTCACAAAAGCAATATCAAGAGGAATACGGGTATTTTTCATATGGAAAGAATGATGTCCAACTTCTTCAAATATAAAAAGCATTCCTTTATCAATATCTAAACTTTCACGGAACATAAGTCCAAGTCTAAATGTGGCATCTGTATGAGGTATCTCAACTTGTAATGGTAGATCAATATACCCCTCACTTGTAGTTGTGGTGTGTTGTTCGTCAGGTGTATTTGATGTAAGATTTTTTTTCATTTGCTTCTTTGAAATTTTAGGACCACCGATTGGATCACCGTATTCATCTCTTTTCATCTCTTCACTCATTTTCTTTTTTGGTTTATCAGTTGAGACATAGGTTGGTTTTGCAGCACCAGTTTTTGCTTGTTGACCAGGATCTGCTTTCTTCTTTCTACGAGCAGCAGAGAGTCTTTCTGCTTTTGTCATACTTGCTCTCTTTGCTGATGATACACATTTAGGTGTGCCCTCACCAGGCTTGTCACTAGCACAAGTTCCTCCAGTAACGACATTAACCCAACCAGGCTTGCCATCTTTGGATTTTGAACCTTTGAACCACTTATGAAGTGAACCCTCTTTTACTGATTGTTGAAATGCTTTCTTTACTTCAGAAACACCAATTACATCAATCACTTCTGCGAAGGTCTCTCCTTTTGAATCTTCGATAGTAACAGAATCACTCATTAGAACTAGAATTCTCCTTATTATTTAGTATTCCTTGTTTTAACATCTTTGATAGTTCTGATGTTGAACCTACAAAAAGTGCGTTGTTAGTTACGTTATTGGTCGTTTGTTTTTTATCTTCATCTACTTCTTTTACTTTTTTCTGTAAATCCATTAATTTATCAGTTGTATCTGCTACTGATTTTATTATCTGACCTGCAACTTCATACGCTCTGGCACTGCCACCTTCACCTGCAACTTCTAAAATACCATTGAGTGCTTCCTGACCTTTTTCGACTAATGAATATAAATTTGCACGAGTGTAGTCATAGTCTTTCTTGACATCATCCTTAGTAGATTCCACCTTTTGTGGTTTACTACTTGGAGTAACATCAATCGCACTACTTGTGTTTAACGCTTTATCAATCGAATCATAGTTAGTCATGGTATTCATTAAATGTCTTTCTGTTGTGTTGGACTAAATGATCTAGAATCATCGAATACTTCAATAACACCATTAAATCCAAAGTCATCATCTGGTTCAACAAGTAAATCGTCAGCTGCTGTTAATACATCAATTGATGCTCCTTCAATGTGAGTTTCAGCAACACTTTGATATCCACGATTTACGGTAATCGTGTTTGCATCGACGATTTCTTTAATTTTCATTATTTCTTTATCTATAATAATTCTCATGCCAGAGGATAATGCAAGAGTAGATGTAACATCAAATCGAGTCTTAGTTTTAGACAAATTAGTTCTTAATACAGTTGTATCATCATTATCATAATCTTTAAGTGCTTGAGGAGTAGCAGAGTATCTTAACTCTCTTCTAGCATTTTCAGTATCAACAGATGCATGATAATCCACTTGAACTTTCTTGATAAGACCTTCACTAGAATCAGATACAGGACCGAAGAGATAAGTTTTAGCAGTAAAGTTTAGTGTGTATATAAGTGCTCTTCTTGTTGCAAAATCCCCTTCATAGTCATCTTGAAATGATATATTATCTAAAACTATTGGAATATCTCTTTTCTCTCCAATTACGTTTACAAGGTCTACAGTAACATTAAATGATGGTTGAAAATATGGTAATATCTGCTCTACAATTTGTAATGCATCATCATTTAATTTTACAAGAATATTTAACTCAAACCCAAGATTGTATGGAACTGGCATGAAAACTTTTCTAAGTTTTTTACCATCAGATGCTTTGAATGTTTGTGTAATTCCACCTTTTCTTGTTGCATCGTAAGCAATATTTGTTGTTTCAAATGACATTCTTGGTAATGTAATCTGAACTGCACGATTTAAATCTGGTTGTTGTTCTAATCTTGCTAGGAATTTTTGCATCGGACCGTAAGCAAGAGGAACTCTCATATCACTTGTTTCTTTTCCTGCACCATCTCGATGACGAATATGAATGTCATTAAAAATAGTACCAAAAGCAATTATGGTTTTTCTGAGTATCTCGTGATAATAGTATTGTCCTAACATTAAAATGTACCGAATGGATTGCCTTCTGAGAAATCAATTATATCATCTGCTTCCGATTCGATGATTTCATTTGATTCAAAGGTTGTGTCTTGATTTTCTTCACTGAAGAAATCTAAAGCATAATTTGAGAATACAGTAGATCCAAATGAAACTACAGTTGTTACTCCAGTAGTATTTAACGTAGGAGAACTTATAGTGATTGTGCCAGCACCAATACTTGTAACAGTTGTGCCAGATCCTATAACAGGAAGTTGACCAAATTTGACTTGATTTAATTCCTGATTTAAAGTGATATTTGATGTATTAATACCTGTTAATACACTTGTCTTAGCACCTATGGTTGCAACAGTTGTTAAACCAACTACAAAGAATAAAGACTCTAATGCTTGTATTTTTTCACCAGGTATAAACGCAGCTGATGTTGTTCCAATACCTACATTTGATACTTTAAGTATTCTTGTATCAGTATCCCATTCTTTAACAGTTGCTCGGATACCAGATGACATTCCTTGAACGAGTTCACCTCTTTCAAAATTACCAACACCTGTATTTAAAGATGGATTTGAAATAACCACAGTTGGAGCAACAGTATAACCAATACCTGCATTTTTTACAAATATATCAGATATTGTATTGTCTGCTAGTAAATTAACTTCAGCAGATGCTGGAGATGTACTTGCTCCTACAATTGAAACTGTTGGAGTTGCAGCATAACCAACACCATTATTTGATATGGTGAAATCTACAATACCGAAATCTGTGCTTTCAATTGCAGCAGTTGCTGCTGCACCTACACCACCTCCACCAGTGATCGTGACCAATGGTGGGGATGTGTATCCAATACCTGCATGTGTTAATACAATTCTATCAATTGAGAATATTCCTGCTCTTTGAGTTGTTATCGCAACAGCAGTTGCATTCACGTTACCTGCACCAAAGGGAGCAGTTGATATCGCAACGTTTGGTGCGCTTGTGTAACCACTACCATCATCATTTAAAACAATTTCTCTTATGTACCCTTTACCTGCCACGTTTAATTGTGCGTTTGCAGTAGCAGTTGTTCCAGATCCTATTAATTGAAGTGTTGAAATATATCCAATATCCTCAAGTTGAGAATCAATGTCATCAATACCAGTGTCAATAATTTCATCTTCATATTCAAAGAGTTCACACTTAAGTTGATATACATAATTTTTTCCTAGTTGGTAAAAGGGATCTTCATGTTCTACAAACTTGA